GTCAGATCCGTTGTGTGTTCGAACTTAACACCCCAGCAGTATCTAGCGTTTTCTTGAGCCTGCAACCCTGTTCCATCTATGATCGTTTTTCTGAAAGGTAAAGGAGACTCCACGACGTTCTTTATGTATTCTGAATCTGATAGCTGGGCGGCGTCTTCAGAAGAAAGAGTCTTGAGAACTGAACCAGACGTCACAAGGTGAGCGATGCCTCTAAAACCCATCGGCAAGGCAGTTGAATCAACTGCCATGTCCAAAACTTCATTCGACACTTCTACTCTTACAAAACGTGATCTAAGAGCATAGTTTCCTTCAATGACAAGCTTTTGGCTTGCCTCGTCTCTATCAAAATCGTAGTACGCATTAATATCGCCGATGACCTTGGCCACGTATCTATCAGATGACGGATCCAGGTTTACCCCGTTAAAGCTCTCTAGGATCTTTTGATCTATATCATTGTCGTCAAAGGCACGAAGTACGACATTGAAAGATCCATACTTGTAATTTGCGGCTGTTGAAGGAACGATGTTAGAGATTGTGATCTTGAACTTGTTTGATACTCCTACCCCTGAATCCAATGAGTGGAACCTGAAGAGATTTACTGGGTTTCCACCAAATTTTTGTGAGATCACCCAAGGAGATTTTGCATTAGAGAATCTGTCCCTGAATGATTCAAAGTTTGGAACTGATGTCGTTCCCGTGTCGTATGCTTGAGATGACGTCAGTAAGAAGACAGAAGCTTCTTTACCTCTCTGTCCATTATTCGTAGCGTATGCAAAAGCTCCTTTTTGGATCAATCCTGTGCCTGTTACGACTGCAACAGCAGGATGAATATCCCAATGTGCAGCTAGATAATGTCCTGCTTGTTGAATCTTGTAAGGATCGGTATTCAAAACTTTTGTCAAGAAGTTGGCAGAATTGACATCAAAAGATGCCGTCAGTACGTTGGGATAAGATGAATCCAAGCCCCTATGTCCATTTAAAAGCAATGTAAATTCTTGTTTAGAAGAATCCAGCACCACGGAACCTAGAGTCGTACCTTTTAGGTTAGGATCTAACTCACGACCTGTTGTTGTCAACGTAGGAGCTGTAGACAACGTTGGATATCCATGCGAAGCAGATAGTCTAATTAGAACTCCAGAAGGAGCCATTAAGACTCCTCTGACGATTGGCACAGCTGCATCTAATGTGTTAGGAGACGTTACTCTGTTCAACCCTTGAAGGCCTGCGTCGCTGAAGAAAGTAGAGCCTGCAGATTCCGACATAAAGCAACCTAAGAAGTAAGTTCTACCAGGAGATCCTTCTTGGTTTGCATAAGGATTAAAAGTTAACGTTCCAGCAGCGTTGGGTTGTTTTTCACCAACCGTAAAACCAGCATTCGTCACAGCTCCTGAAGCCGTACGTTTCTTGCCGTCGCCGACGCCGAGGACGCGTAGGTACGTGACTGAAGTTGCATTATTCAACCACTCGGCCACCGCAATAGGACCAAACTTTTTCGAATCGCTCTCACCGAACTTAGCAAAAAAGTCTTTTAAGTTTCCGTACGTCAGAGGTACGAAAGCTGGTCCTTTAACAGACGTTCCGATCACACCTGCTGGAACGCCTGTCGGCGAGGTTTCTACTGGACCTGATAGGTCTATTTCTCTTGATGTTACTCCTGCACTTCCAAATTTGAGCTGTGCCATTTATATCGCTCCTAAGCTTTGCATGATAAGTATAAAACTCCCGACGTTTGCATCAAACAAATTCGACACCAGCGTTGGTTACGATGAAGTCGATAGCAATGAACTCGATCGCTCTTGTCGGGACAACAACGATCCTGCCGTTGAGGCGGTTCAAGTCAACATCTTCCTGCGTGTTGTTTGTTTCATTCATGATGACCTGATATGCTTCGATACCAGCTTGCGTCTGAATGAGACCCAACTGCAGGATTGAATCGGCAACAAACCTGTTACGAACCGCAGGTGTGTTTTGTTCGAAGATGATTCTGTTGGCGATTCCTATTATGATTCTCTTCACCTCCAGGAGCAATCTGCGGACGTTCACCCTATCAAGAGCAGACTTTCTGATCTGTAGAGTCTTTTGTCCGTATATGACGAATCCTAAACGTGGGAACGTCGCAATTGGATTGATTCTAGCGTCATACAGTCTATCTCTATCAGAAACGTTCAATCTGACTTCCACATTGTTGACGAAGTCCAAGGCTGCTCTATTGAAACCTGCAGGAGCAAACCATGGATATGCATTTTGATCATTAAAACCAATTGCACCTAGAGCAGCGACCGATGAAGGTACTTTCACGTAACGCTTGTTTGTGGGATCATTCACATAAACGTTCGGGAAGTAAGTGGCGACGTAGTTGTTATCGAAAGTTCTGTCTTCAAAGACTGAAGCAGTGTTCTCGATGTTGATACGATTTGTTGAATCATCATACAAACGATCACCATTATCATCGTAGTTTGGAATGTCCATAACATACATGGACAATCCGTAGTCTCTGACCTTCTTAGCAGTGTAGTTGGTTATGTAATCCTCTCTGATTCCAGGGATCGCAAGCAGATTGACGTTTACCTGCAGAGGATCAGTCATTAGATCGATGGCCGTGGTGTAAGAGCTGATAGCGTTGTTAGACACATCAGATCCAGCGACGTTGGTCTTAAGACCAGGCGACACGTAGATTGATGAAGCAGCTCCATTTGGCGTTTCAAAAGAGGTCGCTTTATCATTCATGCGTCGTGCGGCGGGGTCAAGAATGTTTAGACCATCAAATCCACCTTGCATAAAGGTGGTGAACTTGGTAAAGCTAGAGTACTTGTTAAACTCATAAGCTTGTCCATTCGACAACAAGGTCGCGAATGTTATTCTGTCGCCAAGAACTGGATCTTTCACTGTGTACGTTGATGGATCCACCTTCGCGTTTCTGATGTATGCTGCCTCTCTCATGTGCGATCTTATCGTTCCTGTGAGATCAGAGATAGATGCGTTAGCGAAAGCCACCTTCGACAGCGTGAACTTGTTGTTGTTGAAAGAGTCGGCGCCGGAGCCCGTCACAAGAACGTCAAGCTTCTTGATTCCTAGGAACTTGGTGTAGCTTTCGATCAAGGCATTCTTTTCTTCTGAAAGGTTGCAGTTTAAAGGATCATTGTTTCTTTCGAACTTAACACCCCAGTATAGAGCAGGCATTGCTGCCTCAAGAGGACCAGGATCGCCGTCCCAAGAAGGAGTCGAATCGACGGCGCCCTTCGTCACTTTATATCTGAACGGAACTGGTGGGAGTATTGAGCCTGATAGAATGCTGTCGCCGTTATTTAAAAGCCTTCCGCCTAGTCTCTTCAAGGCTGTTAAGGGTTCAGAGTCGTCCAAAGTGTCGTTCGTCTTCAATACTTCAGCGCCGTGGAACCCAAAAGGCAACGTACGAGCAGGTACCTTCTTTTCTTCGACGGCTGTTGACATGACAACTCTAACGAACTTTGAAACGTTCTGGTACTTACCGGTCGTGACGATGCGGCGTTCCGTTGATATGTCTTGATCAAAGTCATACGTTACCTTGCGGTCACCGACGAGCTTTGCAACATAGTTGTCGGAATCTGGATCTAATGAGCAGTTGACAAACTCTTCAATGACGCGGGGGTTAATGTCGGTGTCATTGAAATCGCGAATCTGCAAGTTGAACGTGCCATACTCATAAGCTTCATTTTCTGAGACCTTAAGATTGCTTATTGAAATCTTGTAGAGACTATTGGCATATTCACCATCGTCGATTGCCTCGACGGCGAATAGATCATATTCTGTAGAACCGAAGGGCTGAGAGATGAAGAATGTTGTCTTCGGAGTTGAGAATCTTGTGTTAAAAGAGGTATAAGAAGAGCTAAACTCAGATGTGATGTCACCTGATGTTAGACTCTTGTTCGCTGTTCCTGATAGGACGGCGACATAATCTCCTTCTAGGACGCCAGCGACCTCGTCATCCACTGCAAAGTCGGTGTATAGAAGATGCTGATATTGAGCAAACTTCTCAGGATCTCTATTCAAGATCTTGCCGAAATAATCCGAATTAGACGGATTCATAGAAGCGGTATAGATCTTGATACCTGTCTTCTTGTCATCAAAAGAGAAGCTGCTGCCTAGAGAAGAAGAAATGACTATCTTAAACTTTCCTGATTTAACCTGAGCAGAGTCATCGATTACTACGGCACCGTCTGCCTTGGTGCCAAGAGCTTCATCACCATCCAACACCAACATTCTGGCGCCAGATGCCAACATGACCATACCTCTAACTAAAGAAATATTGCTGGCTTGTGTGCGAGAATCGTTGTCAGTGAACATTGGCATGCCCGCTGATTCATTAGACGTGATCGTGTGGTCAGCCACCAAAAACTGCAAGTTTCCAGTTGATCTTGCGTGGGCATCTTTATCCGCGCCGAGAGGAGTCGGTTCCAACTTAAAGCCTGCGTTCTTGACCCTGCCCGTCGTGGTTGTGTCTGAGATATCAGCAACGGTGCGATTAGCTCCTGCTCCGAGAATGCGCATATACGTGAGAGAAGCGCGATTTTTCAAAAACTCATTGACGGCATAAGGACCGAACTTCTTTGGATCAAGATCGCCAAAGACGCTAACGAACTCATTCCAGCTTGCAACCGTGACAGGAACGAACGCAGGACCCTTCCTAGCCGTCCCAATTACGCCAGCCGGAACCCCAACGGGACCTCCAGGAGGTGGAGCTTTGAGCTCAATTTCACGTTCAAAAAAATTAGGCGATCTGAATACTTGCTCGGCCATTATAATTCTCCTTCTAAAAACACTATAGAAAAACTTTTCTATAAGTATTATGGATAAATCCAAAAAACTTTTGTCGATTAATCTAACATGTTTTTAGAGGTCTTTGCCGCTCTCATAAGTCAATCCGCCCAAGATTGCATCGGCAGTGGCTATTCCTGGCTTCGACGTAAAATCTGAAGCTGGCTTCAGGACTGTCTCACCGGATGCTGCTGTAACCCTATACGATCTATCGTATTTGATGGTCTGTTTACCCGTCGAGTCTTGAGACACGATCTTTGTGTACACTGGATTGTACTGCTGAGCTGCTCTAGAAGCCAGCGTAGGATCAGTCGAGGCTAAG